TTCGCCTCTATACTCAGGCTTGAATTCATGAACTCCTTTGTACTTGTGTTCTATTACATCTCTATTTATATCCAAAACCCAAGTCATATAAATTTCGGAAAAGTAGTTATCTATACAATTGTCTTTGCTTATTTTTGTTTTGTAATATTTTACTTTATCATGAACTTGCTTAGGAAACACATATGAATAATGATACATTTGAATTCCAGAAGAAAGTAAAGTGTTAAAATCTAAATGATCTTCTGCTTGAGGATTTTCTATAGTGTGTGCTATGGTTGGAGGTCTATGTGTAGCCCAATATGAACCGGGATAAACTTTTCGTATTCGTATAAATTCAGCTTTTTCTTCAAACCCACCAAGAACATTATCGAACCCACCGTAGAAAGAACAACTCTTAAATCCAACTGAAGTTGGCTTTCGTATTTTTAAAATTTCTATTAGTCTCTCTATATCATCAGATTTAAAAATTTCATCGCAATCTATATTCCAAATATAATCCATATCATCACGAAGATGTTTCATATAAGCATTACACTGATCATCCTTTTCTTCAAACTGACCATGAACTATTTTAATTTTACTATCGGGATCAGGGAATGATTCTAAAACCTCATTTGTTCCATCATCTGAAGTTGTATATCCTTGTTCTTGCCAAAATTTAACTGGTCCCTCTGAAATTAAAATCTGACTTACATATGGATAAATAGACTCCAAGCATTCTTTAAGAACATAATTACCATTAAATATAATCATACCGACTGCAATTTTCATATACTATACTTCTTTCTAATGTTTATCAATTTATCAAAATAATTCCAATACAACTCAGGAACTCCGTGTTGCGATCTTATAAATCGTCCCCACTCTCCTGCACGATCCATAGAATATGAAAGAGATTCAAAATTAGGATTAAAATGACTAAAATGATAAAATACTAATTCTTGTTCTATTTCTTTATCCTTTAGGACTATACCTGAAGGATCTTTCCATATAAATCTACCATTATCTAATAAAGTAACCATAGGAAGATTCCAAGGCGCTAGGTTTCCAACAGAAAGACATAATAATTCTATGTTTTCACTTCCAATTACATCTTCAAACAATTCAAGATACTTTTGATCTCCACAGCAACCAAACGGTTTTGCATATTTATTCTGTGGATATGTACAGCAATACTTCCAAAAATCTAAACACTTACGTCCTAATTCCGTATTATTAAAATAAATAATTCCTACGTTATAGTAACCTGGATTTTCTTCGTTTTTATTTAATTCAATGTGTTTATGCGAAACTAATCCTACATGTTTATCTTTCATATTATCAAAGATAAAATCAATATTAGAATAGAATAATATGTCAGAATCTACATATAGAATATGAGGAAGATTTTTATGTTCAAGTAAAAAATTAGAAAAAAATGAAGAGAGCATAAAATGAAAAGGACTCTGTCCATCTTCAATATTCATTTGAGTTTTTTCATTTTCTAAGGGACATGATTCATTGTTTTGTTGTAGATCTGTAAATGTTTCATCACTAGAATTTAAATCATCTTGTGTGTATACAATAACATTTGAAAAATTTAACTCTATCAGTTTTAACTTAGTTTCTTCATCTAAAGCAAGATAATGTAAAGTAAAATCACCACTAAAATTTTCTTTTAGTGATTCGTACATGCATATACCATACTTTAGATAATTATTATCACTTAATGTACATAAATGTTTCATTATGCGGAAACCATTCTTGCAAGGTAATTAGATTGAACATAATCTTCCAGCGTCCGGAATTGTTTTACTATTTCAAAGTTTTCTTTTATAGCATCCATTTTATCGATATAGTCATTTACTGTCAGGGAATTAGTTAAATCTAAAACTTCCTCCTTACTCATTTCATTTATGAGAATCACACCATCCATATTAAAATACTTATCCAATTCAGTAGCGCCATAATATATCGGAATAGTTCCTGTAGCAAAACAATTAGATAAAGATTCACAAAAATTCCATTTATCAATTATGTTTTCAACTACGATCGAAAATCTATAATCATGTAAACTATGACATATAGGTTTCCACCCCAGATTTGGATCACAGTTTTCTCCTATTGTAACATCAACAACTTTACTAGTATCCTTTAAATACTTTGCTAAGTTATATCTGTATGAATGTAAAGGACACGATTCTTTAGTTGATGATACTTGAGATATCATTTTAGATTTTTCGTGTATTTTAATTTCCCCCTCTCCATAGGAACCACCTACCCAAATTCCACCTGCAGGAATCCATTTACATTTGTGTGGATATTTTTCTACCAGATGTGAATCGGGAGTAAAAACTAATTTGAATCTATCCAAATTTTTTTCTATCTGCTCATATACCATAGGCATAAGAGATTTAGATTCAAATAACAAAGCATAACCTTTTATCTTTTCAGTTGCAGGGTGTAGAACATCCCAGTTAACAAAGAAGGTTTCATATCCTGGATCATATTCCCAGTTCCATTCAACAAGATCTGGTATTTGTCCTGCTACCGTATAGGATCCCGGTCCTCCCATACTTCTGTCTACCACATTGTATATTGTTTTCAAATTAAAATCCAATCTTCTTCATATATGGAACCATCTTTTCTATATTCCATTTCAGGACCAAACCAATTTTTTGGTGCAATTGTTTTTCCTAAACCTAACCAAGCGCCCCACCAACTAAAACTACTATTTGCAATAATATGACCATAACACTCAGTCATAAGACAAAGATCAACGTACATATCTCCAGATTCAGAATATGAATGTGTGTCACCAAAAGTTTCTTTACACCAATTAATATCATCAGATATGAAAACAAACTTTCTATCTGGAAAATGAGACATAGCATTTTCATAATATTCTTTATCTAAAGTAGGAAAACACCCACTGTGATTTAAGTAATCACCTCTACGGACATGAATCGAAACTGGATCTTTATGTTCCAGAGTTTTTTTATACTTACGCATTTTCTTGCTTATTTCAGATTTAAATTTAAATTGAGATCGGATTTCACTTACACAATGAGAAAAATATTTTGAAGATTGAAAATATCCATGTATATCCGTGTTAGCAGGAAGCTCTAGAAGAGAACCATTTTCCATAAATTTATACTCAGGATTTATATCAGTATCATAAGTTAAATTAAAAATATCATTCAATACAAATTTTTCTTTGTAGCCAAGACCACCAATTTCAGTATCAGATGAATTTCGTTCAGGAATACCCCAAGATTGATTGGAGTGTTTTGCAAAACCAATTAAGGATGCATACTGAAACATTTGATTTCCTAATCTACCAAAATAACCAAGACGTTCGAACGATATCATTATGCTTTCCTATAAATTGTATTTACTGGATACCTAGTAAATATTTCGTTTCTTTTACACTTCTGATAAAACATAGGTTTTTCAAATGAATATGCATTATAATTTTTAGTTTCTAGTGCATACGATTCATCATAACACTTTCCTGTTTCTGTCATATATCTGATGCTATCGTATGAAAGCTTAGAGCAGGATTCTTTGTTGATGTATATAATTGCATGACCAGAAGTCATGTTTTGAACTTTATATAGATCACCATCTATAGGTTTAAATTCAGAACCATTTAGAGTAGAGCTTCCCGTTTTCATTCCCCATGCAGAAGTCCCTAGATAAAACAAATCTGTATCATCGGGAATAGTTATAGTTGGATTATACCATTCGGTAATATCAACGTCATCTTCAAATGTTAGACACGGTAAACTTGCATGAGTAAAACACTCTCGATGTGACATACTACATCCTACCATATACGAAAAATGAGGAGTAGAACGCATAGCGTCAAAAAACTCCCAATCTGTAAATCCTAAATCATTTAGCATAGTAGATATTCTATCTCTATGAGGAGAATCAATCAGAGATATTACATATGTTTTTAATTTTCTTATATCAAGATCCATACTGCATACCTTTTTTACCCTCTATGGTATGAGTACTACCCCAATATTGATTACAGTATATTTTATCATCACCAGAATATTCTAATCCACTATAGTGCTTAGGTATAAAATAGTGACTAGGATATACATGAATGTCATGAGCTTCTTCATTTGTTACATTTGTCAGTAAAAGAGGACCTACAACTCTCCATGCAGTTAATGGAGGTAGTCCTGCAATATCTTTAGCCGGATACTGACGAATTCTGGACATCAAAGCTTTTGCTAGAGGACTATATTGTTCAGTAGCAAGATAACCATTAGACATCAACCCCTGTCTAATTTTTTCATTTTCCCAACAACAAAAAGCTTTATTATCTGTTAGAAAATCATCGAGTGGATTTATACATTCTGAGTCTGCATCTATAAAAAATCCACCATGTTCATACAATAACTCATATCTGAGAATGTCTGCTTTACCAGCCAACTCATTCATAGCATCAAACTGTTCTTGGTTTTGTAATTGTGGAATATTATCTTCAGTCCACAGACAATGTTTCCAAGTTGGGTTTAAATCAATCCATGTTTGAATTAAATCATCAGGTCTTTTGGATTGATCACCAACCCAAATTTGGTGTATAATTTTTGGTATCATAATAAAAAGTTTCAATCATATTAAATTATCGTCTTCCTATATGGTATTTAGGAACTAATTCCCAGTCAGACTTATCTCTATGAGGAATTATTTTGATTTGAGCCATACTTACCATAGGTTCTAAATCATCATCTAGTATAACAACTAAACCCCATTCTTCAAGTAATTTGCATATTTTATTTCTTCTACCAATATCAGTATCAGAAATATCACTTTCTAAGCCATCAAGAATAAAAAACTCCTTGAAGTGCATTATTGCATATTTTCCTCGCTTGTGTAGAATATGACAACTTTGATAAAGTTTCTTCTCTTTACGAGAGGAAACTCCTATCCTAGTTAATGTTTCTCTTATTTTTAAAAAATCTTCAGGATTTTTTAATTCTATTTCAATTCCTAGTCCATCAAAAATATCATCGTGTTCCATATGTGTGCCCCCATAAGAATAGGCACTTATATTTAGGTTTTTGGACGTTTAACGGACTTTCCGTACATATCTCTAATTGATTGAACACCCTTATCACCAAGAATCTCTAATGCATCCTTTGCTTTCCTATCAGAATACGAAAAATGAAATTTTATAAGCTCCAAATCATCTTGAGATTCGTTCTTAATCCACCTACTAAATCTCTTTCGTTTTCTGACTGAATTAAGGTAATAGTCATACTGCATCTTATTGCAAATATGACCATGTAAATTCATCTCATTAGAATATAGAATAGTATCCATAAAATAAGATAAACACCTGTTAACTATAAATGCAGGATATAAGCGTTCTACGTTAGAATCAGAATCAATAAGATTCTCTTTATTGTCATTAATAGAATTCAAAAAATCTTTAAGCTGCAACTTCATCTCCTCGTTCTTCAACTACAAGAATATCATTAACTTCAATTAAGTCAAGAATAATGCTCCTGTCTTCGTTCTTCCAGTGAGCACCATTATTAGAACCAAGTTTCCAGTGAACAGTATCACCAATTCTAAGATCGTATGCAGAAGGAACGTCAGGACCTACAGAATATACTGTACTCTTAAGTACAAGACCTTCATCTAACTGACTTTCTTTATACCAAAGCCCATTTTCATCTATCTTTTCTTCTCGTCTAACATTTTTAGTTTCTACTGCAACCCAAGATCCTAATGCAACAAATTCTTTCATTTTTATTTCTTTCATTTAAAGTTACAACGCATCATTAATTCAACTACACATGCAACAAAATTAATTTCCTGATCTGCAACAAATGCAGACTTATACTGATATTCAGCAATAATCAAAATTGCTTCTGGAATAGAAGCTTTTTCTAGTGCAGAATACATGGTATCGTAAATTTTACGAAACAATTCGGGTGGAGAATTATCTAGATTAGAAATAATCCATTTTCGAGATTCTGTAAAATTCTTATCTTTCATTGCATCAATCAGATCTTGAATTCTTATCTGATCGAAGTTAGATAAAATACCAACATCAATCTTACCTGAAACAGAATACCTCTGAATTTCATTAAGCATTCTTCGAATATCTGGAAAATGCTTCATGATTAACTTAACTAGAACTTCCGATTCATACGGAATATTTTCCTGAGTAAGAATATACTTGATTCTTTCGAGAATAGACCTAGCAAGAATAGGTTTTTCAGCAGAAGGAATAGTAAACTCTATATTGGTACACCTAGAATGAATCGGAGAAATAATACGATTCTTGTAATTACATGTCATAATGAATCTGCAATTGCTTGCAAACTCTTCTATTGCACCACGCAGAGCAGGTTGAATTGAGTTTGCATTTGAGTAATCAAATTCATCTAAGATAACAACCTTAGAGTTTCCATTCAACGAAACTGAGCTAGCAAAACTACGAATTTTGGTTCTTAGTGTATCAATGTTTCCATCTTCAGAACAATTAATAAGAATATACTCTGCATCTAGATCATTACAAAGAGCACGAGCAACGCTAGTTTTTCCTGTGCCTGCAGGACCACACAACAAAAGGTTTTGTGTTGATCCACTAGATACCATCTTACTAAATGTATCACTTAGCTGTTCAGGTAAAATACAGTCTTTTATAGACTTAGGTCTATACTTTTCTACAAACAAATCCATTATCAAGAAACTCCAACTGCAGAACTAACGTTCTTTGTGTATGAACTGCTGCTTTCCAGAGCAACCCAGTAAGTCAAGTCAATATCTTCACTGACAAATTCACTAACAATTTTTTCTGCAATATTCATTTTATATGCACCGGGAATAAATCTCAAGTTGTCAATTTTAAAATCAAAATTGAAAGTATCTTCAGTGGTATTTGCACCCACTTCAATTGAATATGTATTACTTCCAGTTACGTTTTTGTCTGCTAGAATAGCATTAACTGTTTCTCCATCAGAACAAAAAGACAGATCAACCAAACCAAGAACTGAAGCAGCCTTCTTTAACTCACCAAATGTTTCCTCTGTGAGATCAATAGATACCACAGACTCAGGCATCTTAACATCCTTAGTAGGAACTGTTAGTAGACTAGGTTCTGAGTAGTGATACTTCACCTTAGAAGAATTTTTATTTTTAATGACAACATACTTTTCCTTAAACTCAAACTCAGGAGTATCAAACAAAGAAACCGTACCAAGAAAACTGGTAAGATCCCAAAGTCCAAACTCAACAGGAAAATCTTCTTCTACCACTGCAGTTGCCATAACATTTTTTGCTGGTGTAAGAGTCTTCAAAACATTACCAGCACCAATTAGAATATTGGAATTCAAATCACGGAAATTTTTTAGAACCGAAAGCGTTTCTTTAGAAATATGCATCAATCACTCCATTGTGTATCTTGTATTTCATCCATCTTATCATAAATATCATCATTGTCAAGGTTTTGAGTAGTTATATTATTCAACCACTCCTTGGACAGATGTCGTTGTGATTTTTGTTTTCTTCTGTCCGAAGATCTCATTTCTTTATAATGAGATTTATCCTCACAATATCTTTTATTTTTTTTACTCATATTAAACCTAAAATTGTACCCAATGATCACCATTCGTATCATTGATTCTGGAATATTTTATTCCTGTTGTTGTATTAAACCACTCATCTCCTGGTTTTGAATAAAATGGTTCAGTCTCTGTCTCATATAAAACTTGAGTTTTAGATAGGCAAATCCACCCTACTTTTGATCCAACTGCAGGTGAGTGTCCTGTAATTTCTCTAGCTGCAACATAAGTCTCATTATTAAAATAAACAGAGTCTCCTATAGCATAAGAAATAAGAATGCCACTAGTTGATTTTTGTTTATATTCACCTAAAAAATTTAACTGGTTTACATTCATATGGGAGCCTTAAGTAACAAAGTATGTTTATTGAATCTTCCCGTTGGAACTCGTCGTTTAGTTTTTATTTTTTCAACTTCAAATTTAGCTTCAACAAAACCACTAGAACTACACTTAGTGATAATCTTATTTGCATTTCGTGATGCCTTAACACAAAAAGAAAGTTTTGGATCAAAATTAGTCAAAGTGGTTCCCTTTATACTAAATGATTCTTGTGTTTCATAGTAAAATGCATCACCAGTTTTTACATTGAATGCAATAAAACATTTTTTATCTAAAATTTTATTAGGTTCGAATGATTCTACTAATGTCTTGTTAATTGTAGTAGAAGGTAAATACTGAAAACTCTTCAATAACTGTTCAGGAGTTTTTTTCTTCTTCTTCTTAGTTATCGTAGAATAAGTTTCTAAGTCTGCACATATGTCAGAAACAAAATTTCTCAATTTCTTTACTTTAGAAATAGTCAAGAAATCATAACCTTCTAACAGATCTATATCATTTTGTTCTAATACCAAATCCAATTCATCTCTGAATCTATAAAAAGAACGCACTAAAGTTTTACAATCAGATTTTTTAACTTTTGTAACTCTAAGAAGATTAAGCAATCGTCTTTTTTTGTTGTATTCGTTGTTAACCAAATTATCAATATAAGTATCAATCCAAGCCTCAATAGAACCCGCGAGTTCAGACGCTTGATATGAAAGTTGCGTTGTCATTGTTCTTTCCTAAAAATGTATACTGGCTCATATTTATAATAACGATCATTTACCATGCAATAATTCTTACATTTGGGTTTTCCATCTTCATCTAATCTATTTTGACCGGGCATACCCTCCATCGCCATTTTTAATTTTTCTACAAATACGAGTCCATTGTCCTCTATAAATTTACGAGAGTCAGACTCAAGAGGTAGATAGTTGTCTTTCACTAAGATGTCGGCTATATTCCATAACAGATATCCACCACATTTTAACACATCACAACAAGTTTGTAAAGTAGGTTTTAAGAAACCATCTCTCCATGACTCATAAGAATCCCCGTGCTTCTTATATGATTGATTTTCATCATCACTATATGCCTCCCTATTAAAATATGGAGGTGAAGTAAATATCATATCAATTTCACCGGAGTGCTTCATAAATTCTAAGTTCTTGTGGATTTCCTCCGAGCCATCTTGATAGACTTCGTATGTGTTTGTGTCTGAAAAGAAGGAATTTCCTCTATATGTTTCTTGGTTGTAAAAATCTGCAACACTAGAATACCTAGATGTTCCATCATCGAAGAAATTATCAGGATTGGGGTCAGTACCAATATAGTGAATAGTCCTGTCATCACGAACAGACATAGCACCCAAAATCCTACCGCCCCATCCAGCAGATGGATCGTATATTTTAATTTTTCCAGTGATTCCTTTGGTATATTTTTCATAAAGGTATTTAGCAGTTCCCGGGGGGAAGTTAACTGCAGGTTGAATATAACCTATACGAAAAGCCTTAAATCCAGAAGGAAATATTCTATTACCTTTCGTGTACATTCTAATTGAATATAGTTTATCATTTCCCATATTTTCTATATCAAATGTAGAATGATGTCTATACTGAAGCCAACCACAGTCTCTATACTTTGCAACTTCATCTGACGATAGCTGAAGTATGTCAGACTGTTCCAATTGAAAATATCCTGTGTTTAGACCTTCACGTATCTTAACTTCTTCTAGAAAAAAATCTTTATTACTAAACAACTGTGGTTCAGTAAAAAAAGCTTCTATCCAATTACTTCCATTAGAAACACTTACAACAGAATATTTATTACTATTCTTAATAGTAGATAATGCGTGACTATAAAAAGAGTCGCGTCTAAAATGACGTAAACTTCCTTTGTAAACTTGCTCTAATCTATTTGGATCAGACACTAGATCATAAATGGAATATCCATTATCTTTATCTGTATAATTAATTCTCGTCTTGAACATGTTCTCGAAAAACTGATCAACCTCAGAACCAAGACGTGATTTATTGATGATTACATCATCAGAAAAAGATTCTAAACTATCTGTATGTGTGTAAGTGTGAACAGGAAAAGTTTCCATTTCGTTCCACTTCTTAATTATAACGGACTTAGATTTTCCGGTTCTTGGTGGACATCCAAACTTGTCCCAAGATTCTGTAAGAACCGCTCTCATATCAACCACCCAAATCTTAAACTCACTGGGTGTCATTTCAAGTAAATCTTCAAACTTCAAATTAATATGACTATTGATTACATAGTCATTTCTTTCATATAAAGTAGTCATCCTCCTACGTTCCAAAACAAAGAGCCAGGACTCGCATACCTTTTGATAAACTCCCATGCCTTTGCATCATATGTGATTGCAGAGGGAAACGGGGGACTAACCTTTGTAGGTTTATTAAATGGAATCTCGCACTTATATGTTTTTGCCATACCATAGTCACCTTTATGTCCCACCGTGACACAGTGGAAGCTAGCGTCCTTCCAGGCGCTCTGTAATCCCCGTGTGAGCGTTCCTGACGATCCTACTGTCCATACCTCAGTTGGAACTATATCCATCGATAAAGCAACCCTAGAGATGGAAGCAATAACAGAAGGATGGTCAAAACCAATAGGAAGCAATCTACGGCGTATTGGATCTTCTTTAACATAATCAATAGCTCTCTTTTGAGTTACGGAAAGCATTCCATTTGGAATCCAGTGTATTATAGCACCTAGTGATTCAGCTTTCAACTGATATTCATGTAGATTTTTTCTGTTTCGTTCTGCCATAAACAGAACCGATTTTTTACCATATCTGTTGCACAAACAAGTAAGAGAAATCTGTGCGTACCCAGTTGCGGGCGAACTCCCATATACCCATTCTTCTACCTCCGGATTAGAATTAATTAAATAATCTGCAAAACGTACCTTAGAGCCACCTCCCAATAAATCATCACGAACGACCATATATCCATTATGCTCCTCTACTACGGGTGCTGGATTTGGATCCTGCCAAGAACCCAGGTCAAATGTATCTTCAAATAAGGAAGGGCTCATTTTTATTTTATTCTACTAAAGTTGTTTTTCTTTTTGAAAGAAATTGTTTTATTGAATTTATCAATCAATTGATCACTCTTGTGGGTAATAACAAAAATATTATTATTATCAGAAAGCATTCTCAAAACTTTCATTAAATCATCAACACCCACTGAGTCTAACGAAGAATCAAAAATTTCATCTAAAATTAAAAGATTACAATGAGCACTATTTTTTAACTTTGCAATCTCTCTCCAAGCTAAAAGAATAGCCAAGTCTATTCTTGACTTTTCTCCTTCGCTAAAATTCATGTAACTAAAAGTATCTCTATGTCTACTTTTTATTTCTTCATTGAACTCTTCGTCTAGTGTAAACGAAACAAAAAAATTCATCTGATTTAAATACTTATTTATGATTTCATTCATAACTGGTAAATAGTTTTTAATAATTTTAGCTTTGATACCAGAATCTTTTAGTAACATGGATAGAATATCTAAGGTATGTTTGTTTTCTTTTATATCAGAATGTTCTTCTGTGTTTTTACTAAGCTCAGTTTCATACTTAGATTTTTTGTTTTCTGCTTCCATAATACTTTCATCAAAAGAATCTTGATTACTCATATTAAATTTAAGAGATTCCATGTACTTATGAGCAGCATCTATAGAATTAGTTTTTTCGTTAATTTTTAATACTACTTCTTCTATATTTTGTATATGAATATCCACATCTAATATATCTTGTTTTATATTAGAATAGTTTTCCTTTAGTTCTACCAAACCAGACTCTATTTCGTTTGTTTTTTCTGTAAGTACATTTACATTTGATTCTTTAAGATCTTCAGATAGATGCTGCTTACATGTAGGACACGATACAGTTTCATTAAAAAAAGTTAAATTATCACCAATTTCTTTTTTCTTTCGTATCAACTGATTTATAAGTTCTTGATACTTTTGACTCGTACTAGATAATTTTATTTTTTTACTTTTATGTGTATTTAAATTTTCAGTAGTTTTTTTAAGATCAGTTACATCAGAAGAAAGTTGTTTTATTCTTTCTTGTATCTCAGTTATTTTCTTAAATTCATTTTGAATATTTTCATTTCTTTTTTTACTTAGTGCAGAAATATTATCTTTTTGTATGTCAATTTTTTCTTTTATAATTTCTATTTTTTTATTATGATCAGATAAGTTTTCTTTTACCATTGACAGTTTAGCTTTTATTATCATATTCATGATGCTAAAAATATTAATATCTAATATGTCTTCTATTACTTGTCTTCTGTCTATGGCAGATAATTGCATAAATGGAATAAATGAAGAACTACCTAAAGTTACTATTTGAGTAAATGATTTATAATTCATTTTCAAAATTTGTTCTTCTAACAGTTTTTGATAATCTTTGGATTTAGCATTCTGTTTTATTAATTCTTTATTTTTATAAATCTCAAATTTTTTTGGTTTTAATCCGCGAATAACTTTATAGGTATCACTGCCAATATCAAAGTTAACCTCAGTGACACAATCTTTATTGTTGATTGTATTTACCAACTGAGGAATGTTAATTTTTCTAAAAGGTTTACCGAAAAGAGTAAACGTAATAGAATCAAGTAATGCGTATGATTTACCATGTCCGTTAGAACCACTCACCAACGTCATTGGATTACCCGTAAAATCGATATTAGTAAAGTAATTACCAAAGGATCCAAAATTTTTAAAGCGAACCGAAGTAAAATTTATCATTCACTTTTCTCTGTGATATTTATAGATTCTAATGGTTTTCCTGTTACCATAGATTGAAATTTAGGTCTTACTTGTTTATCATCATCTTTAATCTTAGACTCTTTTAGTTTTTTTGCCTGTTTCTGTTTTCTTTTGTTTTTACATCCACATCCCATTTCAGTATCTCCAGAAAGTGAATTAGTTAAATTAAGAGGTAGAGTTATTTCATCACCCTTATTTATCTTTTTTGTTGCTCTTATAGTAAAAACATTAAATATAGGATTAAAAGTATATTCACTATTAGAACTTTCTTTTTTATTGTACAGCAAAAAATTACCAAGTCCCAGTATAACTGGATGACCTTCTGTTTCAAAAAGTTCTGATGTGCTAGGATATTTAATACCATACGTTTTTAGAATAACATCGTTATGCTTCGACTCATCATTTAAATCTTCTATGGTTGTGTCTATAACTAAAACGGGAGTTTCTTCTATTATCTCTCCAGGTTTAATATCTTGAACCGCAACTACATGATATCCAATATCAGACCCAATCACAGTTACTAAACTTTTATCGAAATCCTGAACGTAAGAAACACCCAAGGTTTCTTGTCTCCAATTATCACTTTTGTTTATCATAAATCTAAAGCCTCCAAGAATAACTCTCTAGTAAGTTTTTTTAATAAATCTTTGTTTACATCATTTTCTAAATTATCTATTTCTTCATTTATAATTGTAATTGTATCTTTAGATAAATCTACACAACTCGTATCTAAATTACTTGATGTAAAGTCTTCAAGCACATTCAAATCATACGGATTTGAATTTTCTATTTTACTAACAATTGCATCTATATCTTTTTTGGTTGTCTCAGAAGATACGATTAATTTTATGTATTTATTTTCTAGGTAATCAAACTCATCGCTAGAGCTAATATCCTCAGAATTCAACACATAAAATATTCTATTTGTATTTTCAATAAAATCTAACTCTTTTGTTTCTGTATCTAAAACATGAAATCCTTTAGTTTCATTTGCATCAGCAAAAGTTATCTGGTACTGAGTACCTAAGTACCTTACATTTTTATTGTGTGATTTATTATGAAAATGTCCACTCAATACAGTTTCAAATCTTTTTAGGCACTTATCACTCATCCCACCCATGAACTTATTACCTCTAGACATTTCATAGCCAGTTAATTCAAAATGACCACAAATTAAATCACACGAACATGTTTTCAAATAATCCAATACTTCATTTTCATTATTAGCACATATCCACGGAATCATACCTATCTTTAAATTTTCAAAAGTAATGGTGGTTGGTTTTTCGTATAAGTTAAAAAATTTAAAATCAGAAAATAATTCGTTAGGAGAATTTATTTCATTTGTATTTTTATAATAAGTGTCGTGATTACCAATCAACATATGAAAATCAATATCAAGTTTAGATAGAGGATCAAAAAATCTATTCTTTACTGAAGATAAAGTATTAAAGTTTACAAATTTTCTTCTATCCATAAAATCACCAAGATGCAATATGGTCTTGATATTATTTTCTTTTAGATAAGGAAAGAATTGGTTTTCAAAAAAATCAAAGAAGTAATCTAAAAATAACGGAGAGTCATTTCTTACACCAAAATGAGTATCATTTAGTATCGCTATCTTCACTGGTTTTAACTTTCTTTTTTGATTTAAATTTTTCTAGATCGTTAGAAGATAAAGAAAAATGGTCAGCCAATTGCTGCTCAGGATCTTTATCCGAATCTGAAAAATTACTATTAAACCATCTACGAACAGATCCATCATCATCTAAATGTTGCAACATTTTATATTTAATAAAATTTTGTTTCTTTTCTTTTTCTATTCTTCGTATAAATGCGTAATATGTTATCTGAGTAAAATAAGAAAATGGATTTTTAGATTTATCCGGATCAAAGTTATGTGCATACATTATACAATTTTCTACCGCATCACCAACCATATCTTCTCGAAATGGATAGTTTGCAAAGTTAGATTTGTGAGAAAGATGTTCTGCTATATCCCAAAAACATTGTCCTAGATATTCTGTGATTGGAGGTTTACCTTCACCAGACTCTATATTTGTTTTTAATAACTCTTTCCATTCTTTCATTTTTTCAAAAAACTTTTTATTATCTATGTAATTATTTGACATGTTTTTCCTTGACAGTTTTTCATTTATGCATATAATCCGAGTGTAACGAGTTAAAAAGAATAGTATTAATACTCTCTAGTATCTGAACTCCAATCAGTCCATCTATTACCATAGTCAGGATGATTAATTTCTTTTTCTGTAGTTTCATTACTAATTTCTTCTGGTGGAAACATAAAGTCCAACTCAAACTCATATTCATTAGATATATTATCCATTATCTTTTTAAATGAGTCTGGATTTATTCCAAAAGGTAATGTTGGAGTTTCCATATCGTCATCAGTATCACTTATTTGATCCATCATATTCTGTAGATCTTTTAACATTTCTTTGTTAATTTCGTCATAATTTTTTATCTCTTGTTTTTTTGGATCATTCACTTTTTTTTCTTTTTCTTTTTCGTATAAATCTATTGCTGCGTCTATAGGATTAGAATATGAAAGTATAAAAGTTTCTGGTATTTCAACAGTATCTTCTGATGCATACCCAATCCAATCTTTCAATATTGTTATTTCTTTTTGTCCTCCGGTATATGGATCAGACATTATAGTAGAACGAAATGTCATAGGACTTTCCATATAAACTTTACCATCTTCTTTTTTTAGAATTTTGGTAATAAGTTCTTCTCCACTACTTAGTTTTAATAATTTGTAAGTTATATCCATGTTTACTACTCAAAGTTTTATCCGAGTAACTTTATACTTAAACTTCTCATTAGTATATATCTTGATTCTTTCATCTAGATGTTTCATGGTATGGTTAACATGACTTTTATATGTAAGATCGTCTGATATATCATATACATAAGTTTTCTTTTTATCTTTTGTTTTTCTAATACCCCTACCAATAGACTGTAATACTCGAATAACAGATTTAGAAGGAGATGCAAAAATTACATTGTTTATGGATGGAATGTTAATTCCTGTAGAACATGTTCCGTATGAAGCAATGAGTATTGCATTTTTTTCTTTGTTTAATATATGTCTAATTTCTTCTCTTTGATCTGCATCAGTTCCGCCGTATATAAAGAATACTTTTCGGTTAGGTTCTTTTTTCTTTATATTTTCATATAAAACTTTACCATGTAAATCTACATAGTTGAATAGGACTAAAGAATTACCATTTAGGTTTAGAGTAAGATTTTCTATAAATGTATTTCTTTTTTCATTACTAATTAAAAATTTTATTTCGTCCTGATATTCAGATCGTTTCATTTCATTTCTAATCTCGTCACTGTAACTCAACATCAAACATTTTATTTCTATATCAGAAAGTAAATTTTTATCTATAAGTTTCTTCGTTGAAGTTACGTTATAAACGGGTCCGAATAAACCTTCTATTACTAATTTATGAGTTAATGTACCATCAAGAGTACCTGTAGTACCAACTCTAAAATGTGCATTCGATAATTTAGTCATGAGTCCAGTCAAAGATTTTGCCTTAAACAAGTGACACTCATCTCCAAAAACACAAGAGAACGTAGAGAAGAAGTCATTAGGCATATTATATAAACTTTGCCAAGTAGATACAACTATTTTCTTTTGGCTTTTTTTATCTTCTCCCGAAAATATCTTATGAACGTTAGCATCAACATCCCAAGTTTTATTTGAATACTCAACGAAATCCGCATACAACTGATTAACTAAACCAATTGTAGGAACTACAATAAGTATTTGTTCACCTACACCCAGATACTTTAAACAGTATTTAACTAGAATGTATATAATTAAAGACTTACCACTTCCAGTTGGGGATAACAAAAGAGTGCGTTTTTTGTTTAATGCACGAAAACTTGCTTTTAATTGATGTGGATGTGGTTTTAGATTTAAATCTAACGATTTGATAAAATCAGAAAAATCATCTAAGCTAATACTATTTTCTTGTGTACTTAGTAAATTCTCACTGTCAATTTCAATAGTATATTTTCTATCTACTGCAAATTTCTGAAGATATTCTAATAAACCAACGTATAATGTTCTACCGTAGACATTAAACAAACGAATTTGTCCGTCCCATATTTTTTTCTTATATGCTGGTGTATATTGATAATTAGGAACATAGAATGTAAAATATTGACTAAGTTCTTTTGCTATAGATTTTTCACATTCTATAACTAAATTTACCGCATCTTTTTGTTTTACCGTAATATCCATTAAATACCCTGAGTAAATTTAATCCATTCGATTGCAGATTTAATACTCCACTGCCTACCTGTAATTATTTTTATTACATCTTCTAAATAATCAACAAGCATTTTTTGTAGTGAGTTTTTTGCTCTTATTTTTTGTATATCTTTATCCGCATCAATAAACATGGGAACATCGGTCTTTAGTATATTATAGTCAAAAGGTTCCCACCCGTAAGATTCAAGATCATCTTGACCCATCTTACCTGTATAATATAACCACTTATCTCTTTTTAATATTTTTTCTTCTAATTCTAGTTTTTGTAATTCTAGTTTAGAATTTTGATAGAACACCAAGTATTTATTGTGTAGCTGTGGTGTTTTAATTGATTCTGTATGTAAATTTGATTCGTCAATTTTAAGATCTGATTGTACCATAGTACGAAGAGATTCAATATTCATCTATACCTCACATTAGGTTGTTTCTACATCATAATACGAATATCTAAATGTAACTGATGATGTCATTTGAATTGCATCAGCTGCAGTTGTAGTAAAAGAAAATCCGGTTAATGATATAGGAAACATATTGTAAAAATTATATTTATATGCTGGTTTGTATGCACTGTTCAAAACAGTAAGTTGACCTGTTGTAGTTGAATCAAAACAATTTTCATACATTACAGCTTCTGATTCGTCATTCATTGGACCCAGCCTACGAAGCCACTCGTATATTTCTCTCCACGATTCTAGTTGTTCATCTACTAAAAATGAAAGTGTAAGATCCTCAAATATATACTTACCAGTTGCAGTTGGTATATTAACACCATACGCAGTATTTAAATCTGCACTGATAAACTCTATTGATGGAACATTAACTCCTACTACAAATTCACTTAGTATGGGAATTCTTGCCGTACTAAAGGTGAACTGATTTGCAGTCAGTAGATTATGTGTTGATGGAGAATTTCCAAGTAATCTATCGTTAGCCATACTACTATTTATACAAAAAAAAGGAGCACCCCGAAGGATGCTCCTCTTTTATTCGTATTACTACTAGTAGTAGTATACTACTTGGATCAATATCCACCCGCGAAGAAGTCCGGCGAAGCAGATCCACCCTGTCCACCAAGACCATGAAGGTTCTTGATACCGAAGATTCGGTAGTACTGGTTTCCACTCTGAACACTGAGATCAGTGTTCTGAGCGAATGGGTTAGCAACCA